TCACATTCCGCCCCAGCAAATCACCGCTTTACTGCGCACACTGCGGACAAGCGCGAATCATGCACATGCCCGATGATTTGGCGTGTGTTAAGCAGGCTGCACAAGTCGAGATATGGCCGATCGTCATCAAGGAAATGGAAGCGCGCGACCAGCTAGGCCGGGAGCGCTACGGCGTACCGCTGACAGCACACAACGGGCGTGACTCGCTGTGGGATGCGTACGAAGAGGCGCTAGACCTGTGCGCATATCTGCGGCAGGCAATTTACGAAAGGGATGGGAAATGAACTTGGAAAAATTGGCTGATATTGGGTTTGCTGTGTTTGTTGCAATCCTTTGTGTTTTGGCGGTTGCTGCTGGGGCCGCCCTCGTTATTACGATGTGGCGGGTGGCGTTGCAATGATTCCCAAATCTCCCCGCTGGGAATGCAAGTCGCTAACCAATCTCGCCAAGCACTACGAGTGCCAGCACTGCGGCGAGCACGGAATGAGCGTAGCAGCCCACAGCAATCAGCAAGAACACGGCAAGGGAATGGGGAAGAAGGCGCATGACCTGTTTGTCGCCTTCATCTGCCACCGATGCCATACATGGCTTGATCAGGGAACTGGAATGGACCCGACCGGCGTGTATTCGGACAGCCGGGAGGACAAAGCGGAAATGTGGAGGCGAGCGCACGACAGGACGCTTCTCGCGCTGTTTCGTGACGGGAAAGTGAGGGTGGCGGCGTGAGAGTTGGTAGATTTTTCGTACATAGAAAATTTTTCGACTTCAAAGACATTGAGTGTTGCGCAAAGATTTTTTCAGGAATGATTGTTCTTGAGGCAACACAATGCTTTGATAGAGATGGAATTGAGTATCTAGCGGTGCACAATTCTTTTGATGAAAAAGAACCAGGAATCATCGCCCCTATTTATAAAGCCGTTTTTGATACCGGAAGCGATTTTCCTAGGTGGGTTAAGCAATGAGCAAAGCCCAACGAGACAAAGGACAGCGCCGCGAGCGCGAGGCATACGCCCACCTATGCGACGAACTGGGCCACCAGCACATAGAGCGCAATTACGGGCAAGCAGCTAACGGCGGGATTGACATCAAGGCCGGTCCGTTTGGGGTAGAGGTGAAAGCGCGGGCGTCGATATCGTGCGTGCGCTGGCTGGAGCAGGCTGTAACGGCGTGCGGGCCGCTGGGGCTGGTACCGATGGTCTATGCGCGTGAGGACAGGGGCGAGCCGATTGTGATCATGCGGGCGGCGGATGCGATGAAACTGATGAGGGGGGAAATGTGACCCGCCCCCGCTGCGCACTCGGCCGTGTAGTCGCATCGGGTGTAGACACGGAGGCGATGAAGCGCACTGCATGGCTACGCGACCGCATCCTGGTCGTACCGATGGACGACGACAGGCTGACAATTAACGACCTAGCCGCGCTGTGGGATATCGGCGCGCGGCTGTATCCGGCGAAGGGGAAAGAATGATCAAAGAGCGGGACTTCAACGAAAAGCAGCGTGAACTATGCGCGACCATGGGCGACATTAGTGAGGACTGCTACTGCGCCGGCTGGATGAATGGCTTGGAATTTGCCATTTGGAGCGCAATGCAAGACGGAGACCTTCGTTACGGCATGTGCGAAATGGACATTGGGCGGCTGGAGCGCTGCCGCACTCTCTCGGCAGAGCTAGACGGCTGGGTGATTTGGTTTGACGACGACTATGACGAGTTTTTGCCGGTTGATGAATGGGGGCCACGTTTCGTCAGCATGGGCAAATGGTTGGAAATATACGAATACGGGCCCCGTTCGCTCGGGGAAAAAGAATGACCGCACGCGGGCACGAATGGGCGGACGCATGGCTGCGCCGCTGGGCTGACTGGCACCGGGGCGAGCAGTACGGGCGCGGATACCCTGCCGCATCTGCTGGATTCACAAAAGCTGGAGGCGTGGCATCCGAAGACACATTCGACCACATGTGTGAAGCAAGCGACGATTACATGTGCGCCCTCGTGGATGCGGCTGTAAGCGACTTAGAGCCGATCCATGGTGCGGCGATATGCCACTACTACGGTATAGCGGCTGTGTGGCGATTCAAGCGGTCTAGCGTGGCTGATGTGCTGCCGGGTGCGCTGGATGATTTCGAGCGGGCGGCTAGGAAACGGGGGGTGGTGTGATGGTAAGGGACTGGTTTAAATGCAAGCACCCATTCAAAGCCGTCATCGTCGAAAAGCAGGAGACGCAGGAGACGAAAGATGCGTTCTTTGACAAGGTTACCTATCACCTGTATTGCCGTAAATGCGGCGAATCGCTAAAACTTACTTACGCAAAGCTCAAGACGATTTCTGCGGAAGATTTTTTAAAGCGGATGTCTTGACACTTCTTTTGAATGGTGCTTGAATTAGCGCGTCACCTCGCACGTCCATACGAAACGTGCAATCCAGAACAATCGCGGGGTAGAGAAGCTAGGCATCTCGTCAGCCTCATAAGCTGAAGGTCGCCGGTTCGATTCCGGCTCCCGCAACCAAGTTAAGCCGGTATAGATCAGACGGCAGAGCAACTGCTTTGTAAGCAGATGGTCGCGGGTTCGATGCCTGCTGCCGGCTCCAAGAACACCCGCCACGCCTAGAACGCTGCGACTACGCAGCAGTGCTGGCCCGAAAGGGCGACGCGCACCAGACGGGTTACTACACAACGGCTCGCCATCTTCGGATCGCGGGCCGTTTTCGTTTTGCCAACCCGACTAGGCGGGATTCACGGCACGCGCCGGCCGTGTGGCAAGAAGCCGGCTCCTATTCCCCCGCCTGTCTCCCGCAGGCTCGCGCGCTGGCCGCGTAATGCCAGCACCTACAAGGAGGCGATATGTCGCTAAAGGAAGCGGCGGATGCTGTTCGCGCTGCTGACGCGGCATCAAACCGCCTGGACGCCTTACGGGGCGAGCTAAAGACGCTTCAGGACCGCATAGACAAAGTGCGGGCTGAAATTGACAACGAGAAACGAGCACTCGACCGCGCGCAAGAACGATTGAAGGTAGCGGCGAGCAACATCTAACCGGCAACCCGGAAAGGTGAGGAAATGGGAAGGCCGAGTAAATACAAACCGGAGTTTGCAGAGCAGGCAAAGAAGCTTGCTGTTCTTGGCGCAACAGATGCGCAGCTAGCCGACTTCTTCGGTGTTTCCGTATCTACGGTCAATTTGTGGAAAATCGAGCACGAAGAATTTTCGGAGTCCTTAAAGCTCGCCAAGGAAGAGGCGGATAAGCGTGTTGAGCACAGTTTGTATCAGCGCGCGATGGGCTACGAACACGACGAAGTAGATATTCGCGTGGTGGCCGGCGAACTGAAAATGACACCGATCCGCAAGCATTACCCGCCAGACACGACAGCCTGCATATTTTGGCTGAAGAATCGCAAGCCGCAGGAATGGCGGGACAAGATAGAAACGGAGTTGTCAGGCCCGAATGGTGGCCCGATCAAGACCGAAGAAGTAACCCGCCCGAAGATCACAAAAGAGGAATGGCTAGCCGCTCATGGCTTGGGAACCGCAGCCCGGCCCGCAGAGTAGCGCTCTATCCGCTGACTGGTGCGACGAGCTTTTTTATGGCGGCGAGCGCGGCGGCGGAAAGTCGGACTTCCAGCTTGGCTATCAGGAAGACGGCGCGTTGTGTTACCGCCAGCACTGGCGCGGGATCATGTTCCGCAAGACTTATGCGGAACTGGAAGAGCTGCAAGGCCGCGCGATGGAGGTATTCCCCGCGTCTGGCGCCCAGTTCAAAACGCAGGCTAGTGCTGAGTTCCCTTACTCGAATTGCTGGTATTGGCCGAACAGCGCGACGGTCAAGATGCGGTACATCGAGAACGAACGCGATTACGGCAGATACCACGGCCACCAATACACCGGTATCAGCTTTGACGAGGTAACGGAATACGCGACGCCTGCCGGTTTGTTGAAGATGCTTTCGACGCTGCGAAGCGCTGCGGGCGTTCCTTGTACTGTAAGACTGACGGGCAATCCTGGCGGCATTGGACACGCTTGGGTTAAACAGCGATACATCGATGTTGCCCCTCCTTACACGCCGTACCGTGACCCGGATACGGGATTCACGCGGATGTTCGTGCCAAGCAGGACGGCAGATAACACAATCCTGCTGAAGAACGATCCGAATTACCGAAACAGAATCCTTGCCGCCACTGGCGGAAACGACGCACTGCGAAAGGCGTGGTTAGAGGGCGATTGGAACATCGTCGCGGGCGCCTTCTTTGATTGCTGGCGCACGGCTAGGCATGTTGTTGAGCCGTTCGATATACCCGCGCATTGGCTCAAGTTCCGTTCCGGGGACTGGGGTAGTTCTAGGCCGTTCTCGTTTGGTTGGTGGGCTGTGGTCAGCGATGACTACAAGACAAAAGAAGGTCTGACGCTCCCGCGAGGTTGCATTGTTCGTTACCGCGAGTGGTACGGGATGGCGCGTGACGCGTCAGGACAGCCGCAATACAACACCGGCCTGAAGATGGTTGCAGAGGATGTCGGCGCCGGTATTGCAGAGCGCACGCCGAAGCACGAAGAAATCACATATGGGGTGCTTGATCCGGCGGCGTTTGCGCGCGACGGCGGGCCGAGTATTGCCGAACGGATGTACGAGGGATCGGGGCGAAGGGTGGCATTCCGACGCGCCGATAACTCGCGCGTTGGGCAGCGCGGGGCAATGGGCGGATGGGATGCAATGCGAGCCCGCCTCATAGGCGAGGCAGAAGACCGCCCGATGCTCGTTACGTTTTCAACCTGCCCTGACTTCATCCGCACAGTTCCGGCTTTGCAGCACGACAAAGATCGGATTGAGGACGTAGATACGGACGGCGAAGACCACGCGGGCGACGAGGGGCGCTATGCCTGCACGTCCCGTCCATGGGTGCCGACGACGGACGCGCAGCAATCGCCTGTATTCGCAGTCGAGTCCGGCCAGATGAACGTAACGCTAGACGAATTGTGGGCGGAGACGCCGACTAGAGAGGATCGATACTAATGCAACCCGTAGAACTGAATGCAACGGTCGTTGAGCAGACGACCGCGCTCACGCTGGCGAGCGCAGGCGAAGGCAACCTTTTCGGCATGACAATCCTGCTCAACGCCGCGGCTGTAACTGTCGATGTCACCGGATTCGTTGATGAGGACGGCGACGCAAAGACGCTGCGATTCACCGGATCAACGACCGCCGACGTGCATGTGAATTTCCATTATCCGCTGTATGCGCCGGGTGCGCTGACGGTCACTTCGTCTGTGGCTGACAAGGCGGTTATCTACTGGCGCAAGAGGATCTGACTATGACGTCTCCTGTATTCCCTTGGGTCATTGGGAACAACCTTCTTGATGGCAATGCGCAGGATGGCAACAACTACCCCGGCCCTCTGCTTCAGGAGTACGCGGTTTCTGTGGCAGATGTTGCGGGCGCCGTCAGGACGAGTCTGCGTGGCGGCGGCGTGCAGACCGTATCTGTTCGTAACCCGCTTGCCATCACGTCGATTGATGAGCCGGTAGAAATACGAGTCAGCTTTGAGCAAGGCGAGTGCCGCTCGCCTGCGGGTGTACGAGTGTATGACTCAGCAGGCGTTGAGGTCCCCTGCCAGTGGGAATACGCGATCGATCCAGCAACGTGGGAGGAAGTCGATAAGACATGGCCGGATGGCTCGATCCGTCGCGGGTCGGTGTGGATTCTGGCCGACCTTGGCCCCAGCGAGGTCAAAACTTACTCCGTCGTGATTGCTGGCGGAAGCGCTTCATACCCGCAAGGCGTCACCTACACGGCCGAATCCGCAACGCTGTGGGTGTTGCAGTCGCCGCAGCTCATGAGCCGGATGGCTGATTCGACGGCGTGGCTCCCCAAGATTCTGCGCGACCCGAGTCGTTCCAATGCGAACTACAACAGCATCAGCAACGGCCTGTTCCATCGCATGACGGTTGCCGGGGTCAATAAGTTCTCGCACACGGCAGCCGATGTTACTGCGCTGTCGTCGAGCCGGATCGGCACCAGCAACCCCGGTTATGGTGTGGTGTTTCAGGAGATCGAGGGTCAGTTCTCCTGGGCCGCTGCGACCGGCGTAACGGTCAAGACGCGTGTTCGCCAGTTCGCGAACAACCTCGTTCGGTACATATCCCGCATCGAAGTGTCGTCGCAGGTCGCATCCGGCAATCACGGGATGCGCATCTACCAGGAAATCATCAACAGCACCGCCCCGACGGCGACGTACAACACGACGAACGGATGGGCCGGCTACGCGTATCCAAGCGGTGCCACGCTGTGCACGGGCATCACCGCGGCGCAGTTTGAAAGCGATGCGCTGCGGCTGACCGATCACACGCCGCTGCAAAACTTCGAGAGCAATTACGTCAGCGTGGGCTGGTCGAAGAACCCGGTCACGATCCCGGTCGGCGCCTATTTCACCTTCGCGGGCTTTTACTCGGCTGGCTACGACACCCTCGAAAATGCCGGCCTGCGCGGTCACAACCCGGTCATTGCGAGGGCAAACAGCGCCCGTCGCGCAGACATACTCCGGTCAATCCGCTACAGCTCGAAGCGGCTGATTCAGGCATGGACCGCCATTGGACTGTCCGACCCTGACAAGTCGTACTGGGGCAGCGTGGCTCTTGGCTGGATGGTGATGGCGGAAGAAGAGGGGCGCGAGGCTCCTATCCGTGATGCGCTGGCGCTGTTCCAGTCGTGGTGCACCGAGTACAACATCACGCCGAGCGATGCAACGACGTGGCATGACAAATGGAATCACAGCACGTCACAGCTCGGCCTTGAGTACATGGGGCCGAACAGTGGCTGCCTGCCGATCATCCGCGAAAAAGCGCTCGAACTCGGGCTGACCACGACCGCTGCAACGGTCACGTCGTACATCCACGCGATGGCTGATTTCGCCGTTCAGATGGAAGTAACCAGCGGCGGCAGTGGCCAAGTCAAGCTGCGCTATTCGGACGCCGACAACTACAACGCCGAGGCCACGGCCATGCTGTTCCTGTGCCGTTCGCTGGCGCTGACTGCTGACGCAACCCGCCAGGCCACGCTTGACCGCATCGCAGCGCGGTTCGCGGCCGGCTTCACCACCACGGCGGGCATCCCCAACAAGATGGGCTACAGATACCAGACGCCGGGCGGTGCTCTGCGTCAGTCCGTGCAAGACATGCGCGCGGCCTACCATTTCTACAACATGGGCGTCGCGCTGCACGCCCACTCGATTTACCCGTGCCTGCCGTCTCTGCCGGACGCGCGACAGTTCGCTCTGGAGTATTCGAACGGTCGCCAGCTCGATGAGCGCAAGTGGTCAAAGCAGCTGGAGCGCCGCGGCATCGTTGGCAACTGGATCGCAGCCGCCTACACGCTCGCAATGTCGCCTGGCCGCACTGACGGCGATCTGCGCGCAGCTGCTGACTACCTCGACTACGTTTCGGCGCGGACAGGTCTCCAGAACCCCGGCGCCGGTATCTTGATGGACGGCTATATCTACCCGGATACCGACAGCGGTTACGGGCTGTGGGGTGGTCCGGAATCGGCATCGATGCACATGCATCTGCTGCATGCGATCAACGCAGGCCATTTCGACTAAATGCCAGTGGGTGACGAATGAGCGAATACAAGCGCTATACGCAAGAGATAGAGCGCTACGAGCGCAAATTCGGGCAGTGGGAGCGGCGCGCGGAAAAGATTGTTGATCGCTACCGGGACGAGCGCCCGGAGCGTTCTACGTCGGCCAAGATGAACATCCTGTGGTCGAACGTGCAAACCGCAATGCCGGCTGTGTTCTCGCGCCTGCCGAAGCCCGAGGTCACGCGCCGGAACAAGGACCGGGACGCCGTTGGCCGTGTTGCAAGCCAAATCCTTGAGCGCGCGCTGTCGTATGAGATTGAGCACTACGCCGACTATGCGTCGGCCATGTCCAACGCCGTAGAGGATCGTTTCTTGCCGGGGCGCGGTACGGTTTGGGTGCGCTACGAGCCGCACTTTACAGAGTCGCCGCAACTCAGCGAGGACACGCTAGACGAAGGCGCGGCGGAAGAAGTTGAATACGAGTGCAGCCCCTGTGACTACGTGGCGTGGCAGGACTTCGGCCATGCCGTAGTGCGGACGTGGGAGGAACAGTGGCTGGTCTGGCGTCGCGTGTATATGGACCGCGAGCAACTGCGTGAGCGCTTTGGCGAGGATGCAGATCAGATTCCGCTGGACGTCAAAGAGGACAAGCAGAGCAAGGGCGAGAAGTCGGATTGCGTCCCGCAGGCGTGCATCTACGAGATGTGGGACAAGCGCGCTAAGAAGGCTGTCTGGCTGTCGAAGAATTACGACGAAATCATCGACGAGCGCGACGACCCGCTGAAGCTGCAAGACTTCTTCCCCTGCCCGAAGCCACTGTATGCGACCACCACCACCGGCTCGCTCGTGCCTGTCCCTGACTTCTCTCTGTACCAGGACCAGGCCAAGGAACTGGACATCATCACCGGCCGCATTGACAAGCTTGTGCGCGCGCTGCGTGTGGCTGGTGTGTATGCGTCCGAGAATGCAGAGCTTAAGAGCCTGATAGGTGACTCTGCAGACAATCGCATGATCCCGGTGAGCAACTGGGCCATGTTCGCTGAAAAGGGCGGCATTAAAGGCGCGGTCGATTGGTTCCCGGTCGAGATGGTCGTATCTGTCCTGCAGGGGCTGTATGTGGCCCGCGACCAGTGCAAGCAGACCATTTACGAAATCACCGGCATCAGCGACATCGTGCGCGGTGCATCGGATGCCGGCGAGACTGCCACGGCGCAGCAGATCAAGAGCCGCTTTGCATCCATCCGACTGCAGAAGATGCAAGCCGAGGTAGCCCGGTTCGCTGCTGACCTGATCCGCATCAAGGCGGAAATCATGTGTGAGCTGTACCAGCCGCAGACGCTGCTGATGTACGCCGACGCGCAGAACATCCCCGAAGTGCAGAAGCTGCAAGACCCGATGCAGCAGCAGGAATTTCTGTCGGCTGCACTGCAGTTGCTGCGAGACCAATACACGCGCGGCTTCCGCATTTCGATCAGTTCTGATGCGCTGGTCGAGATTGACGAGCAGCAGGAGAAGCAGGATCGGCTGGAGTTCCTGAGCGCTGCGGGTTCGTACATCAAGCAAGCCGCAGAAGCATCGCAAGCCGCCCCGCAGATGGCCCCGCTGATGGTGTCGCTGCTGTTGTTCGGTGTGCGTGCGTTCAAGGCCGGGGCAGAGGTCGAATCGGAGTTTGAGGAGCTGGCCGACCAGATCAGGCAGCAGCCCGCACCGGACCCGCGCATGCAGCAGATGCAGCAGGAATTGCAGAAGCAGCAGCAGATGCTGGCCGAGCAGTCGCAACAGATGGAGCAGGAAAAGCAGAGCCTGTTCCAAGAGCGCACGAGCTTTGAAGTCGAGCGCGTCAAGGCGGGTGCAGAACTGGCGCAGCGTGACGCGGATCTGACGGTTAAGGGCATCGACCTGCAGTATCGAGAGCAGCGGCTGCAGGATCAGTCTCGGGAGGTTGTGCAGTGAGCAGACTGCGAATCATCTACAAGCCTGACGGCGGGAAGCTTGCGGAATACCGCGACGGCGAGTGTGTCTATCTAGACGAGAGCTATCAAGCGCCGCAGAAGGCGCACGACGTAATCCCGGACATTGCCCCGTATCAGTCGATGGTCGATGGCTCGTGGATCACGTCGCGCAGCCAGCACCGCGCACACCTTCGGCAGCACAACGTTTTCGAGATTGGCAACGAGATTGACGCGGCCATGAAGAAGCCGACGCCGAAGAACGACCCGTCATTGCGGCGGACGCTGGTTGACGTCTATCGGTCGATGAAAGCCTAAGAAAAAGAGACTCACAACAAGCCACCTCCGGGTGGCTTTTTTTATGGGGAAACGGAATGGAAATCCGCGAAGCACTGCAAAACGCGCTTGCTGAACAGAAGGAAGATGTTACGCCGGAAGTTGAGGCGCCCGAGGTCGTTGAGGTCGAAGAAGCGCCGGCAGAAGGCCGCGCGCGCGACGACAAGGGCCGCTTCGCCCCGAAGGAAAAGCCGGCAGAGGAAGTGCCGGAAGTGCCTGAAGTGCAACCCGATCTGGAGCCGGAAAAGAAGGCGCCTTCTTCGTGGCGCCCGGAAGCACAGCAAGCGTTCGTGAAGGCCGCTCGCGGTGAGCCGCTGACGCCGGAAGAGGCGCGCATCGTTGCAGAGGAGGCCGAGCGCCGGGAAAGCGATTTCCACAAGGGCATCCAGACGTACAAAGAGGCCGCGAACTTTGGTCGCGAGCTTCACCAAGTATTCACGCCGCACGCCGAGTTCCTGCAGGAGCTTCGCGCGACGCCAGCACAGGCCGTAGGCGTGTTGATGAACACCGCGCGGATTCTGTATCAGGGCACGCCTGAGCAGAAGGCGCGTGAAGTTGCTGACATGTGCCACAGGCACGGCATTGATATCGCATCGCTAGCGGAAATCCCGCCCGTCGATCCGACTATCCGCGCTCTGCAGGCAGAGGTTCAGCGTCTTTCTCAATTCGTCTCCGGTGCTCAACAGCAGCCGGAGCAGCCCGCCATTGATCCATCACTGGTCAATGAGGTTCAGCAGTTCAAAGCAACAAACCCCCACTTTGACGCAGTACGCGAGGACATGGCTTTCCTTCTGGAATCCGGCCGTGCTTCCGGCATGCAAGACGCCTACGACAAGGCGGTGCGCATGAATGATCGACTCTGGAATGAAACGCAGGCTCAACAGCGTGCGCAGGCAGAGGCGAAAGCGAAGCAGGAAGCCGCACAGAGGGCAAAGGCCGCCGCTGTAAGCGTCAAGGGGTCAGCGCCGGGGGCAACGGTCCAGTCCGCCCCGGCAAGCACAGACCTACGCGCAACCCTTGCCGCCAATCTGGCGAGCATGCGCGACCGCATCTAAGGAGCTAGACCATGGCTTTTGCCAACAGCGCGGTAAGCGACCTGATCGCTACCACCATCGAACAGCGTTCCGGCACTCTCGCCGACAACCTGACCGACAACAACGCCCTTCTGTCGAAGCTGAAGCAGCGCGGCAACTCCCGCCCGTTCTCGGGTGGCCGGATCATCTACGAAGAACTGATGTACCCGGATAGCTCGACCACAAACGCCAATTCGTACTCGGGCTATGAACTGCTGAACATCGGTGTGAATTCGCCGATCTCTGCTGCGCAGTTCGACATCAAGCAGTACAGCGCCGCCGTCACCATGTCCGGTCTGGAAATGCTCCAGAACGCGGGCGAGGAAGCGTTCATCGATCTGATGGAGTCGCGCATCAAGATCGCCGAGGCGGACCTGATGAACCGCATTTCGACCGACCTGTACGGCGACGGCACGGGCAACGCCGGCAAGAACATTACCGGCCTGCAGGCTGCTATCTCGGCCACTCCTGGCAGCGGCACTTACGGCGGCATTGACCGCGGCACTTGGGCCTTCTGGCGCAACGTTGTTGTCGATGCGTCGGCCCTGACGGTCACCCCCGGCCCGACCACCATGCAGGGTCTGATGAACCGCGTCATCGTGCAACTGGTGCGCGGCACTGATCGTCCTGACCTGATCGTGGCTGACTCGAACTACTACCGTCATTACCTGGAATCGCTGCAGAGCATCCAGCGTCTTGGCGATGGCAACTCGACCGTTGGCGCTGGCTTCACTGCGCTGAAGTACTACGGCGCGGGTGGTTCGTGTGACGTGGTGCTTGACGGTGGCATCGGCGGCAACTGCCCGACCGATACCATGTACTTCATCAACACCAAGTTCCTGCACTGGCGTCCGCATTCGGCCCGCAACTTCAAGCCGATTGGTGGAGATCGTCAGTCGGTCAATCAGGATGCGGTGGTCCGTCACATCGGCTGGGCCGGCAATATGACTTGTTCGGGGGCGCAGTTCCAAGGCGTCCTGCAGGCTTAAGGAGGAATCATGAGCTACGTAATCGGCATTACCCCGTCGCAGGTTTGGACCTCGACGGAAACCCCCCCTTTCCGCCCCGGTCAGCGCGGCAAGGATGACGACGGCAACGAGTACCTGTTCGTACAGGCCGACTCGGGCGGCGTCACCCAGTATTACGCCGCTGTGGTTGAGGATGCGTCCTTTACCGCGGACATGGTGGATACGACCAACTCCGCGCCGGGCGTTTCTGCCGGCATGCCGGTCGTTATCCCGCAGGTAGCTATCGCTGCCTCGGGTTACGGCTGGGGCCTGATTTGCGGTGTGGGTTCTGTGCGCGTTGCTGCTTCGGCGGCAAAGGGCACCACGCTGAACAGCACGGCCACTGCGGGCCAACTTGACGACGACGCCACTGCCGGCGCGGAAGTCATCAACGGCGTGTCCCTGCTGGCTGCTAACGGTGGTGCTGCGGGCGCAGTTTCGGCCTTCGTCACTTACCCGTACGTCGGTCGCACTCTGTAACGCTTTCCCCCTTGCCTCGGGGCTTCGGCTCCGGGGCTTTTTTGGGGGCCACAAGGAGAACATAAATGATTGATGGGGAAATCGATCCGCGCGCGGACGAAAAGCTGCACGTTGAGTTCCGTATGGAGTCCGTCAAGGACGAGAAAGCAAGCGAAGAAGCTGGACACCCTGTGTTCAAGGATGTGCCGTTTGTGCGCATCCAAGTCCCAGGCGATCCGACAACGATCATTGATACCAAGGTGCGGGACAACCACAAGAAGCGTTTCCCGCGCCATTGGCATCACTTCCAGCAGTACCAGTCCGCAGCCCCTGTGATGGGGACTCCGCTCGCCGAATGGGCAGCCGTGACCCGCTCGCAGGCTGACACGCTGCGCGCCGTAGGTGTGGCGACCGTTGAGCAACTGGCCGACCTGTCGGATACGCAGATTCAGCGCGTTGGCATGGGTGGCGAGCAACTGCGCGTGAAGGCGCGTGCATGGCTCAAGCAGGCCAGCAACAACGCGCCGGCAATGGCTGACGCTGCACGCATGGCAGAGCTTGAGGAAAGCAACAAGCGACTGCAGGAACAACTGGCCGAGGTGATGGCGAAACTCAACGAAGCGCCGCGCCGTGGCCGTCCCCCGAAGGATGCCGAATAAATGAATGCGCTCGAAATCGTTCAGGAGGCGTGTCGTCGCGTTGGGTTTGCTGTGCCCAACACGGCGGCTAACTCGACAGACCCGCAAGTCACGCAGATGCTGTCGCTCCTGAACGAGGAAGGGCGCGACCTTTCTAGCCGTTTTGACTGGACCAACCTGCAGACCGAGGCGACCTTTACCAGCGTTGCAACGGTGTCTCAGGGGGCGCTTTCAACGCTCGCACCGGGTTTCCGCCGCTTCATCTCGGAAACGATGTGGAATCGGTCGCAACAGCGTGAAGCCCCCGGGCCGATCACCCCAAGGCAGTATCAGCGCCTGAAGTCCGGGCTTGCATCGCTGATTGATCCGGCGTGGTACGTGCGCGGCGGAAATCTGATGCTGCAGCCGGCTCCCGCTGCTGGTCAGTCGTATTCGTTTGAGTACATCGACAAGCGATGGGCTGTTGCTGCGGACGCAACGCGCAAAGAGCAATTCACGCGCGATGACGACACGCACTTGCTTGATGACGACGCGCTGTTGCTGGGGCTTATCTGGCGCTGGAGGCAGGTTAAGGGCTTGGAGTATGCCGAGGACTTCACCAAGGCAGAGCGCAAAGTTTCGTCTTTGATGGGCGAGGATGGATCGGCGCCCGACATGTTCCTTCATGGCGGGACGTTCATGGATGATTTCGGCGTACCGACTATCCCGGATGGGAACTGGACGGTATGAGAAAGCCGATCAAGTCGTCTCGCGGGTCTCGTGTTTCGCAGACGGCGACCGTTCCAGCACCAGTCCGCGGAATCAACGCGAAAGACGCGCTGGCCGCGATGCACGAAGAAGATGCGGTGTATATGGTCAATTGGTGGCCGACGCCGTACTACGTTGGAAACCGTCGCGGATACCGCCAGCATGTCACCGGGTTTTCTGATCCCGTAGAAAGCCTCTGCACATACACCAGCGGCACGGCTACCAGCCTATTCGCAGTGGCTGGAGATTCGATCTTTGACGTGACATCGGCAGGCGCTGTCGGCGCTGCTGTGGTTACCGGGCTTACTTCTGCCTACTGCCAGCACGTCAATTTCAGCACGTCTGGCGGTTCGTTCATGTATCTGGTGAATGGGCTGGATAAGCCGCAGTTGTACAACGGCGCGACTTGGACGGCGATTGATGGCGTATCAACTCCGGCGATTACGGGTATCACGACCACAGACATTGTGCATGTCACTGCACACAAGGATCGGCTGTGGTTCATCCTGAAAGACGGCCTGCGCGCGGCTTACCTGCCTACGCAGTCAATCGGCGGGGCTGCGTCTGTGTTCGACCTGCGCAGCCTGTGCAAGCTTGGCGGATACCTCGTTGCTGCTACGACTTGGACGGTGGATGCAGGCGAGGGGATGGACGACCACCTTGTTTTCATCACCTCTCGCGGCGAGTGCCTTGTCTATAAGGGCACCGACCCGAGTTCTGCATCGACATGGGCGCTTGTCGGCGTATGGAGGCTTGCAGAGCCGCTTGGAAGACGCTGCTTTGATGGCATGGGCGGAGATGTTGCCTACCTGTCGAAGTCTGGCGTTCAGCAGCTCTCAAAGGCTCTGGTGTCGTCTGGCGTCAATTCGCAGAACACGCTGACGGACAAGATTCAGCCGCTCATTTCGCGCGACGCTGAAACGCTGGCCAGCAATACCGGGTGGCAAGTATTCCTGCACCCGTCGATCAACATGCTTATCGTGAATGTGCCGGACAGTTCGACCATGCAACACCAATGGGCGATGAACACGATTAGTGGGGCATGGACGCGCTTTGAAGGACAGAACGCGCTCTGCTGGGAGTTGTTCTCTGACGCCCCGTACTTCGGCGGGCAGAGTGCCGTCTATAAGGCATGGACAGGCTACAGCGACAATGCCACGTCCGCGGGTGCCAACGGCATAAACATCGCTGTCGATTGTCTGCAGTCGTATCACTACTTCGGCAACAAGCTTGAAAAGCACTTCAAGATGGTTCGCCCGATGCTGCAGTCGGACGGCGAGCCGACTTTCTACATTGGCATTAATTACGAGTTCGAGAACCGGCCGCCTACCACCGTCGTTTCATACGGCGCGGGCGGCTCTACCCCTTTGTGGGGTTCGGCAACCTGGGGCGCGTTCCAATGGGCTGGCGGGCTCAGGCAGCTTACGAGTTGGCAGCACGCGGCCGGGATCGGCTATTGCGCGTCCTTGTACCTCAAGTGCGAGTCCAAAGACATAGAAATCCGATGGAACGCGACAGATTACGTGTTTGAGGCGGGCGGAATACTCTGATGCTGGTCATTGGTCCCGGAGTAGCGCAGTGGGTTTATGACGAGGTCGGTGGTTATGTTGGTGAGCAGACGCAGGGGATAGGCTGGCAGCGTGACGGCGAGTTGATAGCCGGCGTCGCTTATGAGGGCCTGACCGGGGCAAACATCTTTGTCCATCAACGCATAGACGCACCACCGCCGCGCAAATTCTGGTGGGCTGTCGCTGACTATCCGTTTAACAAGCTTGGTTGTTGTCGCCTTACTGGGTTGGTTGATTCGACCAACACAGAGGCTTTGCATTTGAATGAGCGAATAGGTTTCAAGCATGAGGCAACCCTCATCAAAGCCGGTCGCAATCAATCCGATTTGGTTGTGCTTGTCCTCTGGAAAGAGGACTGCCGTTTTTTGAGGTGGGGCAATGAAACATCATCTTCACATTCCTGATCTTCCCGTCCGCGCGTTTCAAAGCCTTGGTGGGCGTCTGCTGACGCTTGAAGGTGGCGGCAAAGGAGACGCACCAGACCCTCCCGATTATCAAGGCGCCGCTGTTGCCACCGCACAGGGCAATGCTGATGCCGCGCGGATCGCTGCCAAGGCAAACCGTGTCAGCCAATACACGCCTTACGGCAATTTGATCTACACCGATCTAGGTGATGACAAGTGGCGGTCTGATGTTCAACTTGCGCCTTCACAGCAAAAGTTGCTGGATGCGCAGAATAAAACTTCGCTTGGCCTTGCAAACCTGCAAAACAGCGGTCTGGATTACGTCAGCAACATGCTGTCCAAGCCGTTTGATCAGGGCATGCTGCCGGCTCAGACGGTCAATGCGGGGGAGACGGGGCAAGAAGCGCTAATGCGCCGCATGCAGCCGACGCTTGACCGACAGGACGAGGCGCTGCGTTCGCGCCTGCAGAACCAAGGCATCACGATTGGCTCGGATGCGTATGGCGCTGAGATGTACAACCAAGCGCAGAAGAACAACGACCTGCAACTGGCCGCCGCAATCCGTGGCATTGACGTTGGAAACCAAGCGCGCCAGCAGACGATTCAGGAACAGGCGTTCTTCCGCAACGAGCCGCTGAACACGCTGAACGCGGTGCGCTCCGGTGCGCAGGTCACAAACCCGACATTCACGAACGTCCCGCAGCAGCAGACCACTACCGGCCCTGACTTGCTGAGTGCCGCCAATGCGCAGTATGGCGCAGCTATGAACGCCTACAACGCGGAGCAAGCGGCGGGCGCCGGGCTGATGGGGGGGCTGTTCAACATTGGCGGCGCGGCGCTTGGTTCGCCGTGGATCGGAAAGGCGATGGGGTTCTAACATGAAAACCGTCAGCTTTGGAAACATGACCGACTATGACGCCGAGGCGCAGCAGCTTGAGCAGCGCAAGAAGTACGCCGAAGCGCTGAGGGCACAGGGTCAGCAGCAACTTCCGGGCGGGCAGATGGTGGGAAATCAGTTCGTCGCCACCAATCCGCTCAACTACCTTGCAAACGCCCTGCGCCAGTATTCCGGCGCGAGAGAAATGGCGGATGCTCAAGCGGGCGAACGTGCGCTGAATGAGCGCAAGCAAGCCGACCTTGCCGAATACCTCAAGAGCATGCCGGGTGCAAAGACGGAGACGACCAAGCAGCTTGTCGGTGACCGTCCGGGCGCCGGCTCGTTTGAGGACGTGACCACTACCACCATGCCGACCGCAGAGGATTACATGCAGTGGTCGATGCGTGGCCTGCAGTTCGGCCCGCAAGTTGCCCAACTTGGCGGAAACATGGCGAACCAGGCGCAGATGCGCGAGTTCCAGAACAAGCAACTGGAAGCACAGACGATGGAGCGCCAAGCCGCACGCGAGCAGAGAGCGCAAGAACTGCAGATGCGATTGCAGGACAGCCAGCTTGCACGCGAAGAGCGCGCAGCGCTGCAACGTGAGCTTGCGCAGATGCAGATGGACGGCCGCCGAGAACTTGCGCAATTCACAGCGGGGCTTGCTGCTGCTAATCGTCCTGCTCCTGCTCCCACGCTGACGACTGTCATGCGCGATGGAAAGCCGACGGTCATTGATGCCCGCACAGGCCAAGCAATTGGCGAAGCGCCACCGAAGGATAACAAGGGCGGGCAACTCCCGTCTGCAGCCCTGAAGCTGCAGCAGGAAAGTCTGGATGCGATCAACGCCGCGTCTGGGAGCGCTGCAGATATTGACGCGCTTGTTGGGCAGATCGACAGCGGCAGTCTGAAGCTTGGCCCCGTTGAGAACGTGAAAAGCAAGGCCCGCAACGCCGTCGGCATGAGTTCTCCGGAAAGCCAGAATTTCGCCACGTTTGAAGCCTCGCTTGAAAACATGCGAAACGCATCCTTGAGGCTGAACAAGGGCGTTCAGACTGAAGGCGACGCACAGCGCGAGTGGAACGCGCTTATCGCAAACATCAACGATCCCAAGGTCGTGAAGAAGCGCCTGCAGGAAATAAAGAAGATCAACGAGCGCGCAATCGCCCTCCGGAAGATGGACGTTGATGTCATTCGCCAGAACTACGGCCTTGATCCGCTTGATGTGTCCGCACGCGAAGGTGTTGCGCCGGCTGTGAATGATGCTGGCGCAGGCAAGCGCCGCCGCTTCAACCCGGCCACGGGCAAGCTGGAGGACATGTAATGCCTCAGATCATCGATGTCCCCGGCCAAGGGGAGGTTGAATTTCCGGATGGGATGAGCGACGAGCAGATTGTCGCAGCCATCAAGGGAATGACCGGCGCCGATGCTGCAGAGCGCATGGTGTCAGCCTCTCCAAAGCCGGGGAGCTTCCAAGGCTCTGCTGCTGGCGGGTTTGTGCAGGGCGCACGCGATCTGCTCGACGGCGGCGCGCAACTTCTCTACAACTCCCTGCCCACGTCAGTGCAACAAGCGGGTGATGCAGCAAACAACTGGCTTGCGCAAAAAACAGGCATTGTTGGGACTGTGCCGGAAGGCGGGCTGAACGAGAAGATACAGCAGGACGAGCGGGCGTATCAGGACGCCCGTGCGGCATCGGGGCGAGATGGATTCGACGCTGCGCGACTGTCCGGAAATGTTGCTGCGTCCTTTGCCATCCCCGGCGCCACGGCCGCAAAACTCCCGGCGTCGCTTGCTGGGCGCACCGCGTTGGCAGCCGCACAAAGCGCCGGCCTGAGCGCGCTGCAGCCTGTGACCGAGGGCGATTTTTGGGATGAAAAGCGCTCGCAGATTGCGACAGGGGCGGCAACTGGCGCACTTCTAACGCCCGTCCTGGCGGGGCTTGGTCGAGTCGTCAGCCCAAACACGCGCCCGCAGGTCAAAGCACTGATGGATGAGGGGATTACTCCGACGCCGGGACAAGTGCTTGGCGGTCGGTGGCAGGCTCTTGAGGACCGCGCGACCAGCATTCCGGGCCTGGGGGATGTCATCAACGCTGCCCGTGGAAGAGGGCTTGACCAGTTCAACAGGGCTGCCTACGCACGCGCACTTCGCGGGATCGCAGCCACGCCTGATGACGTTGGCCGGGGTGGCGTTCAGGCCGTTAAGGACGCGCTAGGCGCTTCTTACGACGACATTGCATCGCGCACCAGCATGGTTGCGGACGACGGCTTCACGTCAAGCATTACGAGCCTTCGCAGCCTTGCGGGTGAGTTGCCTGAACGCGAAGCGGCGCAGTTCGAGAAAATTTTGCAGCGCGAAGTGTTCGGTCAGATGTCGCCTAACGGCGGCATGACTGGCGAGGTCGTCAAGCGCGTAGAAAGCCAGCTAGGCAAAGAGATCAAGCGGTTCTCTAAGTCTGCAGATGCGTATCAACAAAAGCTTGGCGATGCACTGCGCGAGGCGCAAAGCATCTTCAGACAGACCGTTGCGAGGCAGAACCCTCAAGTTGCAGATGAGCTCGCAAAAACGAATGCCGGATATGCGAATTACGCCCGAATAAGGGATGCCGCATCAAGAGCAGGCACAGACAGCGGGAAATTCACGCCGGCACAACTTGCCGCAGCGGTCAGGGCGGGCGACTCATCCGTTGGCAAAGGGGCGACCGCGACCGGGACGGCATTCATGCAGGATTTGACGGACGCCGGAAAGTCTGTGCTTGCAAACAAGTATCCGGATTCGGGTTCCATCGGGCGCGGACTGATAGCCGGTGGTGCGCTTGGCGGCGGGGCAATGCTTGAACCCGCGACGCTTGCTGCCGCTCTGGCGGCTGCTGCGCCTTACGCTCCCGTCCTAGATCGCGCGACGGCCAATCTTCTTACACGTCGCCCAGCCCAAGCCAAGCAGTTGGCCGAAGTGATACGCAAATCCGCGCCAGTCCTCAGTTTTGGTGCGAGTAGCGCGCTGCAACAGTGACCTGATTGCAGTTACTAGAAACGGCCACGCAGCGAAGAACGCACACATGGCAATTATTCGTTGCTGTTGCTCATCAGTCATAAGACCCGCCTCCGTGCGGGTTTTTTCATTTCAGGAGTAGCTCATGGCACGCGACGGCAGCGGGAATTACACCCGCGTACCTGGGTCGGCTTACACCAACGGCACGACCGCTGACGGGTCTGAACTTGATGCGGAAATAAACGACATCGCAACGGCCCTAACGCAGTCGATTTCAAAAGATGGTCAAACCGTTCCGACCGCCGATCTTCCCATGGGCGGGTACAAACACACAAACGTCAATACTGCATCCGCTCGCACCCAATATGCAAGGGCGTCACAGGTGCAGGACGGTAGTTTCACGTATCTGACTAGCGTTTCTGGCACAGACACCATTACCGCGTCGGCCCCGATTGGGTTGTCGGCTTACGCGGCGGGACAAGAGTTCCGATTTATTGCTGCGGGCGCAAACACTGGCGCCGTGACGATCAACATCAACGGATTGGGCGCTAAAGACGTGGTAGGCCGCGACGGGGTTGCGCTTGTCGCAAACGACATTCTGTCTGGCGAAATCGTCGTTGTCCGGTACGACGGAACAGAGTTTCAAATATCGACCGCCGAGGTTTTCAACGGCCAACTCGCCTTCCCCTCAACACAGAACCCATCAAGCAACGCAAACACGCTTGACGACTACGGAGAGGGCACATTCACCCCGACCGTGGTCTCTTCTGGCGGTGGAACGCCGACTTATGCGACGCAGGTGGGCCGATACACGAAGGTCGGGAACTGTGTGCAATTCGTCATCAACGTTCAGCTTGCCGCCTTTGGCACGCTAGCCGCGGGCGACATAACGATATCAGGGCTTCCTTTCACATCGAACTCGACAGCTGGAAACAGACCCCCTTTGTCTGTCGTGTGTAGCGGTCTGGATGCCGCGGTGACCACGCCTCCGGTGGCCGACATTCTGGAAAACACAACTGCTGTCCGACTGCTGATTTTCTCCGGCGGCGCCCTCTCTGCCCTGACCCGAGCCGGGTTGAGTTCGGTCGCATCGATCCGGGTAGCCGGTCATTTCGAGGTCTGAGCATGACGCCCGCAGACCACGCCGAAAAACTCGCCCACGTCACGCAAACGACCGCATACACCAGTGCGGCCGGGGGCGTGATTTTCGGGCTTACCGCATCCGAGTGGGGCGCGATTGCCGCGATTATCTCCGGCATCGTCGCAATCCTCTCTTTCATCGCAAACCAGTTCTGGAAGTGGCAGCACTTCAAGCTAGCGAAGGAGGGTAAGCGTTGAATTTTGACCAAGCGTTTGAACGCCTCATCGGTCACGAGGGCGGCTTGTCCGAAGACCCGAATGATCCTGGTGGTGTGACGAAGTACGGGATCAGCCAGCGAGTTTATCCGAACGTCGACATCAAGGCTTTGACGCTGGACGAAGCCAAGGCCATCTACAAGCGCGACTACTGGAAGCCGATGCAGCCGGATGCGCTTCCCGATGGCGTGCGGTTTGATCTGTTCGACATGGCCGTGAATAGCGGGCTGCGGCAGGCCGTCAAGACGCTGCAACGGGCTGTAGGGGCAGAGGACGATGGCGTGCTTGGCATGCAGACTCTGAAGGCCGTTCGCGCGCTCTCAGACGCTCAGGTTGTGGCCCGGTTCAACGGTGCGCGGCTGATGTTCATGACGGACCTGAAGACGTGGCCGCACTTCTCGCGCGGCTGGGCGCGGCGCATCGCCAGCAACCTGATGGAGGTGTGACATGTGGGGCGCGCTTATCTCAATGCTGCCGGGGATTCTGGACAAGGTGATTCCCGATCCTGCCGCCGCCGCTGACGCCAAGCTGAAGGCGCTGGAACTGGCGCAGAAAGGAGAGCTTGCAACGCTGGATGCCGACCTGCGCTTGATGCTCGCGCAGGCTGACATCAACAAGGCCGAGGCTTCCACCGATCTATTCAGGGGTGGCTGGCGCCCTGCGTGCGGATGGGTGTGCGCTGCCGGGCTGGCTTACACCTTCTTGCTGCGTCCTGTGCTGCCGTGGCTGGCTTCGCTGGCTGGTGCAGAGGTGCAGGCAATGCCCGAGATCGACACCGACACGTTGATGGTGCTGCTCACCGGCATGCTTGGCTTGGGTGGCCTGCGGACGGTCGAACGGATCAGGGGCAAGGCATGAAGAAACCCGATCTGGGATCAATCAAGCCCACATGCGGGCAGTGCGAACACTGGCGCCTGCTTGAGGACGACGACGGCGAATGTTGTGCCATGCCCGCACACGCAATCATCGCTGATGACGACGACGGGCGTGCGTGCCTGACCTTCATACGCCCGAGCATGCAGGCGGACGAATGGGCGTGTATCCACTTCCGAGGTAAGAACTGATGGCCGGACAGCCTCTCTCCAAAGAACTGATGAGGGAGGCGCTAGAAGCCGTCGCCCTCTACGGCAATGTAACCAACGCAGCACTCGCACTCAAGCTTCCACGCCAGACGTTACAGAACAGGTTTGACCGTGCGCGACTGATGCCAGCGGAGCTGATGCGAGCGCGCGACGCGGCAGCCACCGAGTGGCACTCACGCATTACCCGCCCCGTCGAGAATGGAACGGTCGTCGTGTTCTCTGACGCGCACTACTGGCCCGGCATCGTATCAACCGCACACCGTGCACTGCTGCACCTCATCAAGAAGCTAAAGCCGTGCATGGTCGTTGCGAACGGTGACGTATTCGACGGCGCCAGGATCAGCAGGCACCCCCGCATCATGTGGCAGCAGACGCCCTCTGTCTTGGAAGAACTGCGCGCCGTTACAGAGCGCCTTGACGAGGTAGAGAAAGCCGCAGGGAATGGCTGTCACCTCGTCTGGACGATGGGCAACCACGACCAGCGGTTCGAGACGTTTCTAGCGTCGCACGCGCCCGAATACGAAGGCGTGTCCGGGTTCTCGTTCAAAGATCGTTTCCCGCGCTGGACGTTCGGCATGCGGCTGGACGTGAATGCAGGCGAGGACAGCCACACCATCATCAAACACCGCTGGAAGGGCGGCATACACGCGACGCGAAACAACACGCTTAACGGCGGCGTTTCGTTCGTCACTGGGCACCTTCACAGCCTCAGGGTTACGCCAATGACTGACGCGAGGGGCACGCGGTACGGCGTCGATACCGGGACGCTTACAGAACTTCCTAGCGAGCAGACGGTTGGGTATCTGGAGGACGGCATTACAGACTGGCGCGCAGGGTTCGCCGTGCTGACGTACAAAGGCGGGCGGTTGCTGTGGCCTGACGTGTGCCACGTTGTAGCGCCGGGCGTTGTTGAGTTCCGTGGAAACGAAATCGCGGTGTGAGCGCTGTGACTTCCTAGCCAGCGAGGTTATGCGGCTGCGGGAGGATCGCAACGAGTGGCGGCGCATGTACATAGACTTGCTGCGCCTCGTGCATACTCTGCGGGATTTGATCGTAAGGTAAAAGGTTTTACCTTAGCCAGTTTTTGAGCCTATCGAACAGACCGGGCTTCTTTTCCGGCTGGTAGATTTCGACCAAGTTCTCGGGTTGGTAGAACAAAGCCGGCGCCATGTTTTGCAGCCCGTTGCCATAGCGGTTAGGGTCTGCCGGCCGCATTCCAGCTTCTTGCGCTAGAGCAATGGCCCGCATTTCATCTGCCGAAAGCGCGCGCATGCCCTCTACCGTTCGGCGTCTGTAGTCTTCAATGTCCATTGTGCTGACCCTGAATTGAAGTGGGGCCGGAGGCGATCCCGGCTTTGCTGGACTTGCTCGGGCTGGCGCTCTCTAGCCGCAGTTTGCGCCATTTTGCCCCACCAGAATCTAAAGCGGCGTTCCGGTCGAATGCTCGTTTACCCTATTCGCATCGCCACTGCGCATTACCCACAGGGAAGGCGACTGTTTCCGCTGACACGGATGTCAGGATACTTCTGCATGTCAGTGCAGAGTTCGCCACAATCGCCTTGCCTGTTGGCGTAGGGGCCGGGCTTGATACCGGCTGAAGAACTCAGAGCGATTAGAGTTCTCCGGATGGTACGCGGCCGTCAAGTTCGCTCTGCAACCGCGCCGATAGAATCTGCGTGTCCATCCACGCCGCCCTACACATCCAGAATAGCACACCATCTGCCGAGCGCAAGCCCCAAATAAGCCCCGCGCATCATCAAAACGGATTATGCAAGCCATGCATGAGTCCCCCTCCCGGCACCACAAATTCGATAGATTTTCGATAGAACGACGCTAGTTTGCGGGTTTCAGCCTTTTCCGGGGCTGTCAAGAACTGACGTTTTCGACCGGCATTCGGTACTCTGCGCCCCATTTCGGCCCCACGGACGGCCCCACATGGCAAGCATACAAAAGACGGCTAAGGGCTGGCGCGCACAGATCAAGAAAGGCGGCATCCGGCTGTCTGAGACCTTCGCAACGCAGAAGGACGCGAAAGCATGGGCGGCAGAGCACGAGGCCAAGATCGAGCGCCGGCAGATACTGCCCACGGGAAAGCGGGCAGAGTTCCGCGAAGTGCTGCAGCGTGCGCTTGATGAACTGAACCTTCCTCGCACCGACTTTCTGCGTATCCGCAAGCTGCTGTCCGACAAGATAGCGGACGTGATGCTGCCAGACCTCGGCCCGCCTCACTTCGCGGACTACCGGGACAGGCGGCTGCAGACGGTCAGCCCCGCATCCGTGATTCGAGAATTCCGAACGATCAGCAGCATTTGCACTCGGGCTGTGACTGAGTGGCACTGGATGTCTGTGCATCCGATGAAGGGTGTCAAGCTGCCGCCCGATCCTGAGAGGCGAAAGCGCCGGGTCTATCCGCACGAGATAGAAGCAGTGTCCATCGCATCAGGTTACAGGCGCGGGCCGCTTGATAGCAAAACAGCTATGGTCTGCGCGGCCTTCCTGTTCGCCATCGAAACCGGGATGCGCGCGGGCGAAATACGCGGGTTGGACCGATCCAGGATCGCGGGCAAGGTTGCGCACCTGCCCAAAACGAAGAACGGATCGGCGCGCGATGTGCCGCTGTCTGCTGCTGCCTTGTCCATCCTTGACCAGATGCCACCCGAACTGTGGCAGGGCATCACCGCTGCCAGTCTTGATGCGCTGTGGCGGAAGATACGCAACCGGGCAGGGATAGACGACTTGCACTTCCACGACAGCCGGCACGAAGCCGTGACGCGGCTGTCTAAGAATAAGAAGCTGAACGTCCTTGAACTGGCGAGAATGATCGGGCACAGGGACATCCGGGAGTTGATGACGTACTACGAAGATGATGCAGAAGAGGTAGCGGAGAAGCTTTAGTGTGCAGGATATGTTGCGTTGGGTGTCAGTTTCCCAACAGCAGTAGATATTCCCGCTCCTTTTCTTTGTTCTCTTCACTCATGGTCGGGTGTGATCGCATCCAGTAAAAGGACTTAGGAACCGCTTTAACTATCATCCAATCATCTTCGGTTAAGATGTGGTAGTCGCTGTGGAATGTGTGTAATACACCCATGTCGTCAGGGTATTTCTCCAACATCTTCTTCAGTTCTCCAACATTCATTTCGCTTCCTCTAACCAATAACTCGAACGTTGCCAATCACTTCCATCGTTCCACCTCCGCACGTCTCCACATCTTCCGCTTGCCGATCCGCTCGGGCTGCGGCGCACCCGGTTGAGATAGCCTAGACGCTGCCGTCTCCCAAGAACAGTCCCAGAGCCGGGCCACCTCTGCGCGCGTCATCCATCCGTCACTAGACGGCGGGGCAATTGCCAGCGTTGCGAGTTCCTGCCGCACGATCTCCCGCACCATTGTGTCGATGTTCATTCAGTACCCCACAGTTTCCGCACGCGCTCCCAGCTTGCGCGGTCGCAGTCCATGCCAAGCGGCTTGTATTCGTTTCCCATAGCGCGGGCGTCATCATCGCGCGCGAAGGCTTCTTCAACGTCGCGCTGTATTGTTTTCCGCGCACCCTCTTCGATCTGGCCCCATTCGGCAATCAGCCAGTCCGCGCAGTCGCCTACGATGTAGCTCATTCGCCCGAGGCAGTAACGCACGGCTGCTATCGCCATAAGGTCAGCGCGTCCGTATTTCATTCGTCGTCCCTGAAGTCGAGTTTAGCCGCAAAGCTGCATGTGTATCCCATGCCAACGAGTGCAGCGCGGAACGCCTCCAAGATTCCGTCCAGCCCGTCAGCCTCGACCTGCACCGATCCTGCTTGCGGCTGGCTGTGCGTCGGGCTTTCTCGCCACTTGATTTCGACGTTCATTCCTTCTCCTTCAGCGCGCTGTCATCGTCCTTGATCAGCTGATAGTGGCGCCCGCCAAGGTGGCGCATCCGCAGTGGCTTCGGCTTATCCCAGATGCACCACGTCCTGTCAGACACTTCCTGCGTCCGCTTTCCCTGTGCATACCAAAGGCTGACCGCCTCCCAGAACGGAGAGGCGCCATAAGGCTGTTCGACCGGGTTTCCGAGCCTATCAACAACCACAGGGCCGCAGTGCGGGTGATCCTCGAAATGCCATTTCTTGGATCCGACGGCGATGATTCGATTCGGGCCGCCGAACGAGATGTGGATGTCTTGCATTACGTCTCCTTCGGCGCGACGGCTTCCGCGTAATATTCGTGCCCCATGTCGTGTGCGTAGAAGTCGGCCCATCCGTACAGCCACAGGAACACGCTGCGGCTGAACCATCTGACCGGCACGGCCATTACTACCCAGTAGCACACGAATCCGAGCGCCGTCTTCAATGCCCATTCCCGGTAGAGGGCGTCGGTGATTTTCATACTTCCTCCTTCAGCGCGCGGATGGCACCTGCGATGTACTCGCCGCATTTGTGATATGCGCGGAACGCGAACGTCTTTTCATAATCCCCGCCGCCAGCGCGACAGAATTGCCCATCTTTTTCCCACCACGCCTCAAACGCTTCCCTGTTCATGCTTGCTCCTTCGTGTGTGCTTATCGGACGGATGTGTCGGCTATCCCGCGTTAGGTGTCTCAAAATGGAACACGACCCGCGCCCCTGTCTCGGCCAGCAGTCCAAAGCGCTTTGCGTGCCGGTAGGTCGGGTTGTTCCGCGTCAGAACGTTGGTGGCGTCCTGTAGTTTTCTGCGCCAGCCTTCGAGGCTCATGCTGTGCTTGTCAATGTTGCACGGCGGGCAGGCCGGCATCATGTTGTCGAGTCGGTGGCGCTCTGGGCGATAGCATTCGCCGGTCTGTACCGCGCCTTTGCCGCTCACGTACTTAATAATCCGCTCCACAGGCTCGAAGTGGTCGGCGTGCCAGCGGTCGCCAAGCGGCTCCCCGCAGTATGCGCACCGTCCGCCAAATTTCATCCGCACTTGCTCGCGCTCTACCTTGGTCAATTTCATTTTCCGTTTCCTCTCCCGCCGTCACCTAACCAGGCGCTCGTTCGGACGGGCCTGAAGGCCCGCCGCACAGCTAAGCGTTACCCCGCCCCTTCGGACAACTCGCCGAGCAGTGCCCGGACTGTCCGCAGATCATGCAGCGGTTGTAGATCGGGTCTGTACGTCGGTCGCGCGGTGTCATGATCTCTGCCTCCATTTTGTCGGCATCTGCCCAACTCGAACGACGCACGTCCCGCACCGAATGATCCGGTCCAAGGTGTTTTTGTGGCTGGCGTTGCAGCTTGCGCATGGACTCATTCCTGCGCTCCTTCGCCTCGGCGAGTGACCAGCACTTCGCGGGACACGGCGACGACATCCGACGTGCCGCCGTTGATGACCTTCGCGTACTCCATGATGAGTGTGTGGAGCGAATCGGCGGCTGGCATCGGCTTCCCGTTATCGTCCAGCAGAGCTCCGTCGAAACAGGCGCGCCCCGCGTTGTTCAGGATCATGCCGATCAGGTTTATCTTCACCCCTGCGCTCCTTCAGCGAGTGCGGCGGGCGGGGCTTGCAGCGGCATCCAGTGGGTCGGATTGGCGTGGATGTACGGCCAAACGAACTGCTTTGGGTTCGCAAACCCGTCCGGCTGCCCGTAATATCCATCCGCAATCTTGCCGCCCTTGCCACAGAGCAAGATGCGAGCGCCGTCTGTGGGCGCTGTCTCAATCGGCTGCCACTGCATCCGCGCCTCGCGCTCACGGCTGGCGGCGAGTTCGGCGCGCAGTTGCTCAACGGCCGCATCGCACAGCTGATTGATGCGGGGTATTACGCCCTCTGAGTTCGTCCCGTACTCGTAGATGTGGTCAAGCAGTTCGTCCGCTTGTGCACTTACGTTGTGGGTAAGTCCGCTCACGGCTTCACCCTCCGCACGACGATGATGTATTTCCGCAGACGTTTGACGGCGGCACGCGCTTCTTTGATTCGTGCTGCGATGCTCACGGCTTCACCTCCCCGCGCGTAGTCACAGACTCATGCACGCCCTGCAGTCTCCCGCATCCGTGACAGCGAAATCCGACCATTAACCTGCTGCCTCGCCAGAACACTTCAACTTCCCCTGTGTTCCATCCGAACTTGTGCTGTATCCAGTGCCACATCACTTCACCTCCCCGCGCAGGGCGGCGTCTGTTCGGGGGATGTTCGCCTCAACGATTCTGACGCGCGGCCGGTACATTTCTAGCGCATTGGTCCAGTCGGCATGCGTCAAATGCTTCTCTGCAGCGCCCTCACCCCACTCGACCTCAAGGCCAAGTGCCCGGCACATGATTTCAATTTCGCCAGCGATTGCGCTTTTCCCGCTTCCTGTGAGACCTGTTACCGTTACCAACACCTCCCCGTTTTGAACCAATGGAGCCGCATCCCGCCCGGCCTCCTTCAGCCCCCGCGCGTATCCCGCAGCCTCGCCAGCAGCACGGCAAGCTGCGCCGTAGGTGCGTATCTGGTCTTCACGCCATACCGGGTAGAGGTGATCGTCTGTGTGTGTGCATTCGCTGTCCGGCTCCGGCATCGGCACCTCTGCCGGCTCGGCCATCATCTTCGCGGCGTCACGAAATTGATCGGGCGCAGGGGCGAGCTTGTCCGCGGCAGTAATCTGCGCCGGAGCTTTTCCGTACATGATCCAGTTTTCATGCCCACACTGCTCGCACGTCACCGACTCACCAACTTCCACCCCAGCTCCGCGCTGGATGTGCGCGAGCAGGGCGGCAAGAGTGCGCTTGGCGGCAGCGGACGACATCAGTGTCGGGTTGCTCGCGTCGATGAACGCATCCAGCAGCCGCTCCGCTTCCTTCATGTAGTCGCTCATTTCGATTCCTCCCACTTGGCGAGGGCTATACGGGCTTTGAAGATTGCGTCATCGAACCCTGAATTCCACCCGTTAAAGTTATTAGCCCCGTTTGCTGTTCGAAACGCATTTAGGGCGCCGCCCATTTCCTCGCACAGCGCGAGCAGGGCATCCATCGCGTCGGCGGCAGCGCACATAACGTGCGGGGTGTCGCCACAAGGCGCCCCAAGCTTGCGCGAGTGACGGCGCAGTTCCTCGGGCAGCCGCAGCGCTTCCGGTTGTTCGCTCATTCCATCACCTCCAATTCCTTCGTCAGTCTCACCTGGTACTGCCTGCCGATTCGCCTACGCTCTGCGCCCATCTTGCACAGCGTGCGGTGTATAACAGGGCGTGACGCCGGTATGCACTCGTTAATCGTCGCGGTGTCGTACCAGATGCCTACAACCATGCGCGCGGCTATTTCCGGTGCTGTCATGTTGTTCCATCTAACGCTCATGCTGGCCTCTAGAACGGCATGTCGTCGTCCATGCCGCCAAACCCGCTTTCCTCTTTCGATTTCGGCGCGGCCGCTTGGCGCGCGGGGCGGCTTGTGTTTTCTTTGGGCGCCTCGCCTCCGTCTTGTTTTCCACCCAACATCTGCATGCTGTCGGCGCGGATTTCGGTGGTGTAGCGGTCCTGACCTTCCTTATCCTGCCACTTGCGGGTGCGAAGGCTGCCCTCAACATAGACGGCGGCGCCCTTTCGCAGGTACTGGCCGGCGATCTCGGCTAGGCGGCCGAAGAAGGACACGCGATGCCACTCCGTCTGTTCCTTCTTCTCGCCGGTCTGCTTGTCCTTCCAGCTATCAGTTGTCGCCACCGTGATGTTGCAGATAGCGTCGCCGTTCGGCGCGTAGCGGGTTTCAGGGTCTTTGCCAAGGTTCCCGACGATGATCACTTTATTTACACTTGCCATTACGCGGCCTCCTTGTTGAGTTGATTTACTTCGTCTTCCACTTCGTTCAAAAACGCGGAGACTTCTTTCTGTAGTGTTTCGATGTATTCATCGTCCCGATCAATGCGGGTTACGAACAATTGAAGATGTTCGGGGAAATCAGGGTGATAACTCACAAAATCCCACCACATGCGCCCGGTAATCCACATCGCGCCCTGAACTTGCGGGATGTGATCCGCAGGCATTTTTTTCGCCTTTAGGGTGGCAAGATGCGTTGCCTTGTTCGGGCACTTTATTTCCAGCCCTCCGTCTTTCCCGATAAGCCCATCCGGAGATGCGCCAGCAAGCAGTTTGGCGTGCGCAATAAACCCGACTTCTTCAACCTCTGCGCCTGTTTTTGCGATGTAGGCTATACGCGCAAAGGGTTCATTCTCTGTTCCCCACGCCATCGCTGCATTTGTATATGCCGGGTCTGCGCGGCCGGTTAGGCGCTCACACACGAGTTCAGCGCGATAGTTCCGCCGGTCAGCGGCCTCGCCCGTCTTTATCTTGGCCAGTATGTCGCGAAACCGGCTGGCCGTTGCCTTGCCTGCTCGTGCGTCAAGCCATTCAGGCGTTCCCTGTTGCATTTGCGGACTCCTTTATTTCCTTCATCCGGACGTTGAAATACGCGGCGTACTTCTTCTTGTTCGCTTGGTCGAATCCGTTCATGGTCTGCGCCAATTCCTGAACTGACTTTGCAGATTTCATTGCGGGGTGTTCGATTGGCGCATCCGGCTGTGTCGGCTGGCCGCCGTCATCTGCCGCGCTACGCAGTTCGTCGGGCAAGTCCTCAATGTCTTGAGTGAAGATGTCCGAAGCGCCGAGAGCGGTCAGAGTGAAGTCGATCTGCGCGCGCTTCTTCGCCATCTTCAGAACCGTGTTTGCAAGGTCGCTCGGTTCCGTGCGCACTTGGTGCGACGTGAAAACGTCGTAACTGCGGATCTGCTTATTCCATTTCCGGCTGAACTTTTTTCGGCGACGGTTCGGAGCCGTGTCTTCAAATTCCTCGTCACACACCGCGTTGCGCCACTTGTATTTTTCTTCGCTAGTTGAGCATTCGCCCACACCTTCTCCGACGACGTTTCCGCTCGGCTGATGTACGCCAACAACCTTCACCCGATAGCGGCGCTCGTCGTCCGTGCTAAGGTCTTGCACATCGACGCGGGTTCCGATGTGGAATGTGGCCAGCAGGACTTCAGACCCTGCTTTGTACAATGTCGGTTTGTCTGTGCCGGGGATAACCCCATAATGAACGCCATCCTTCATGACAGCGCGCATGACCTGCTGTACGGCATTAATTCGCGCACGCATGTCCTCAGCTGTCATCAACTGCATCTGTTCTGATTTCACCACGGCATTCATCACATCACCCCCGCAGCTTTTGCCACTTCAAGCCCGGCGAATACCAGACCAAGAATCGTTAGCGACCATTTGAACGCAGGCGGATCGCGCGTTTCCTCTCTCGGGAATTGCCAGCTATACGCAGGCTCGCCGAATGCTTCGCGCGATGTGCGCGGAAAGCGGTAGTCGTGTCTCATGGAATTGCCTTTCCGATCTCAGCAGCAGCGCGGACGATTGCGCGGCGGGTGGCTGCGTATGGGTCTCCGTCATGCGGCTCGCTGAACTGCTCCGACGCACAGCTACCGCTATAAGCAACCACCCAGTATTTCGGGAAGTCCATACGGACGCCTAACCTCACAGCCAGCCGCAGCGCGTCGCCGTCGTCATTCAAAGGATCGAAGGGGAACGCGCATTGATCAGGCTGACCAACGTTCATGACCACTAGAAGCCCACGCCCAAAGATCCCATCCGGCCGATACCCCGCCGCCTTCGCCGCCAGTTCCAGCAATTCACGGTCGTTCATCGCTCACCCCTCACAATACGCATCACGTTTCCGCGCTGAACGCGTCCTTTCCATTGGAATTTCTTGCGGCTAGGCCAGTAATCAAGACGCTCCCCATCAACAAGGCGTGACCAGTGGAATTGAGTGTGCTTCGTCCAGCCACCATCGTCTTGCGCGATTGCTTGCTGCATGAATCGCTTCCGGTCGGCGTCGAACTTTTCCTTCTTGCAAGCCTTCAGGTCGTCCCATATCTCATCACGGCTCATCGCTCACCCCACGCAATGCAGCGACCCAGGATCGGGCCGACAATCAGGCTTGCCAGCAGCCACAGGATTAGCAAGCTCATTTCGCGCGCTCCTTCAGCATGGCGTCGGCCCAAAGATAGGCAAGCTCGGCAATCTCTTCTGCCTGAACCACACCCATGTTAGAATCAGCAGCAAACCCCTGCATCGCCTTCGCCGCGAAGTAATCGCGAAGGGCCATCCCGCCCTTCATCGCTATTGATTCGCCGTGCTGGAACCCGACCGGAAACGCCGGCCCGCCGTTGTCTTTCTCGCTCATCACATCCCCTCGCTAAAGCTAAAGTCCGGCCGGCGCGATCCACGCCAAAAACCATCAGGGCCAAGAAACATCCCAAGCTCAGACATTTCCGATTCATCCATGCAGCGGCGGTCAGCCCCGTGCTTGCCTGTTCTGTGCTTATCGAAAGCGTGAGTGCTGTTAAAATACCGATTGCACCCACTGCATTGGCACCTGTCCCCGCGCAGTTTCATCACATCCCCTCGCTTGCACAATCAGTAACCCGCGCTGTGCGGTCGGTGTATTCGTAGGCGTCCAGAAACCGAAACGTGATTGCCGTAACAGGCGCTTCGTACTGTTTATCGCCGTAGTAAATCTTCGACGTCGATCCAGCGGCGATGCAGTCGTTTGCATCCAGCGATCCGCATTCAAAGCGGCTGAACTCGGGACGGATTTCCCACGGATATACATATCCGGTAAGGACGCCTAGCGGGTTGTGTTTCATTTCGATTCTTCCGCTTTTAGTCCATCTGCCCCATACCATTCAATGCGGCCGTCTTTGTAATGGACGGCAATTTCTCGCCCTAGCTTCATCCAGGCAAATGAAACTCCGCAATCTTTTTTTTCACCAAGCGGGGTGCTGTAGACGTGAGGGAAGTCTTTTCCGCTGTACTCGCTCGGCGGATACCATCGATCCCCGCAACAAGCACAATCCACATCATTTTCGACGCCATCCCAGTAGCAGCCGATTTCCTCTGCGCGATATGTGGCTTCACCAGAGGAATCCGCCTCAATCACAACGTGATGCGTGATGCCCATTTCTTCGTCAAATTTGAATCTTCCGCCCGAGTTGTTTTGCGACAAGTGGTAGAACTTCATTCTTCGCGCTCCATCGTTTGATCTGCAAGCCGTTCCGCTTCCTTGGTAACAGCCTGCGTTACTATCGAAACAGCCAGCGTGCCTACTGCGATAAGCCCGTCATCCGTCGAAAGCGAACGCTCAGATTTGAGCCGGGCGATGAACTGGGCCAGCGTATTGATTGCCTCGGGTATGCCGCCGACGTGGTGCGATTCGATCAGGTCGTAACCGCCGTCTTCGACCGTCAGCAGTTCCATCCACACCTGTCCTTCGTGAAAGCTGGCCCAGTTGTCCCGGATCGCGTCGCGGTGGTCGCGCTGCGCCTGAAGTGCTTCGAAGCGGCGCTCCTCGTAGTGCAAAGCCTCGTCTGATGCGTACATTCCCATTCCCCCGTAGATGACAGCAGCGCTTAGTGCATCTGCGCACGGCGGGCACGGCGAGCGTCACCACGCATCGGCTTGCCGGCTTTTGCGCGGCACTCCATCTTCTTTTCGTGGCGCTCCTGCTCCTTTTTCACGCGCTTGGCGACCTTGGCCTTATGCGTTTCCCACGTCTTGGCAGAGACCTGCGCGGCCCACTTCGCCTTGTTCTTGCTGGACTGCTTTGCGTCCGACTTGCACATGCCACTCATCTCGTTCCCCTTGCGGTTGATGACAGCAGTGGTGTCCGGTCGCCTACGGATGCCAGTTGAGGGCAGAGCCGGATCGGCTTAGGGCGCTGCGCCACTCGTGCGCTTTGCTGCTGTCGATGGGGTGAATATAGGCGAGCCGATACTGCGTGTCAATAGGTCGGCCTATATTTTTTCAGGCAGGCGAAAAAAAACCCGCACTTGGCGGGTAATTCGGCGGCGAGTCGAGGTTAGTTACAGATCACCGACGCGCCGACAGGCCGGCATGTGGTCGTCTTTGGGATTGGTCGACTAGCCGCTGCGGCAGACATTGCGGCGTCTTCCTGGTCAAGCACAGCTTGCAAGTCAGCCTGCGCCTTTTGCTGTGCACGAGTTAGGTCAGCGATAGGCCTCTTGCCAGCTTCTACTTCAAGCGCAATGTCTCGAAGTGTTAGCGCCTGCTGCATCTGCGTCCCACGGGCAGCAATGAGAGGCGGCGCGCTCTGAAGCCTTTCAAACCTTTGCGCATAGTATTCGGACCACAGCACCGCGCCTGTTGATGCTGCTTCGTGTGCTGTGCGGTCCCACGCCCTGAACTCTCGTGCTTTCGGGATGGCGCATCCAGAAAACAGAAAGACGGCAAGCAAAGCAACCCTAACTTTCATTGCTCGGCCTCTTTCCGTTCTTGTCAGCGAACCCTTCGACCTTCTCATCGCTTCGCCCTGGCTCCTTAAACGCGTTCTTTGCAGCCTCAGGTAACTCCGAGAACATCTCAAAAATCTGTACAGCGTTCGTCATTATATGGTGCTGGAAGTCTTGCGGCAGGCCGCGAAACATGCCAAGCAAGCGTAGTTCGTCGTCAGACAACGGCATTTCTTCTTCGTCTTCTGTTGCGCCCATATCGCCACGCCCGGTTGCCAGCCAGAAAGGGCTGACCCCGCAGGCGTGCGCGATCTGTGTGGTGTAAGCGGACTTCTTTTGCTTGCCGCTCTCTAGGTCACTAATCGTTGGCTGCTTTATGCCAGTCTTTCTAGCCAACTGTACCTGAGTTAGTTGCGCGTGCGCCCGTGCAAGCTTCATGCGCTCGGATAGCGTCGTCGTAGCTTTGGTTGCGGTTTTCATATCGGCATTTTCATAGCTGCCGATATCGGACGGCCTATTGACAAGAAACATAGGCAGGCCTATATTGTCGGTCATGGACTGGCAAAAAATCATTTCTGACCTCGTTTCCCTCGGCATGACACAGGCCGAGATCGGCAAACACGCGCAGTTGTCGCAGCCGACCATTTCCGATCTTGCAGCCGGGCGTATTCAAGACTTGCGCTGGAGCGCCGGCGAGCGTCTGCGCTCTCTGCACAAGCGCCGGATGCGTTCGGCAAAGGTCGCGGCATGACTTTCATCTCCTCCGTCCTGAGCAATCAGGGCTTCACACCCCTGCCCGTTGAGATTTGTCCGTCGGCCGATTTCTGTGGAGCGGGCAGGGGTCTTTCTATTCCTGCGGTCCGAAAAAATTTTCGTTGCCGTTCAACCTGTAACGCAACCTGTAATTCGGTCGCGTTGCATCAGTTCTGCTGATAGGTGACTGCCGTGCAGCTTGAAATGCCGTTCCTGCAATCGCTGCCAAAGGCCGCGTGGGTGCCGTCTGAGGTTGTTACAGGTTGGAAAACGTACCGGGATGCGGTCATTTGGTGCTGGCTGAATCGTTCGCGAAATAGCCGTGACGACATCGGCGACCAAGCCATGTTCTCGCGCGCTTCTGGCGCCCATCGCCCGCACGTTTCGCGGATGCTGAATCGGCACACCAAGGCGCCGATGGATTTGCCGCCCGATCTGATTCCCAGTTTTGAAGCCTTCACCGGATGGCGCGGGATTACTCAGTACCTCGCAGGGATTGGTCGCACGACGGTCATGGAGCAGGTGATTGCCGAAAGGGCTGCGGCATGAAGTTTGACGCGGAGAGCACGGTTCAAAAACTCAACGATGTCGCGATAAAGAGCGATGTAGCTCTTTCAAAGCGATTCGGATACGAAACTAGCGCCACAGCCACGGCACTTAACACGCTTTTTCTCAAAGGCCGTGTTGAGGTCGGGTATCGGAGTTCGTGCGGAAGAACTGACCCGACTACGTACATCTATCGAGAATGGATGAAGGTTGTGAAGGCCGCTGAGAAGTGTGGCTTTCACATTTCTATTGAGCCGGTAAAGCACGGCAACTCTTGGGCGACCAAGAGCGGAGGGTTTTGGCAAAGCTCAATCTATTCGATTGCCGAAAGGGCTGGAGCATGAATCGCCTGCTCGAAATCCTTGAAATGATCAAGCCGCCTGTTGTTCGCGCTGCTCTCGTCTATCTCGCCGGCTGTGCATCTGTCGGCGCAGGGGTTGGCGTATTCGCTGGAATCGTATGTGTGCCCGTTGGCCTGCTGTGGCTGACGGCGCGTCTTGTGTTGGGATGGTGATGGACAACATTTGCCGTCGCTGCGGCGGGGAAATGAAGCCCGGCAAGGCCATTCAGCAGACCTATACCGGAATGCATGACTTTCCGAATGGCGCTGTCGTCACTCTTTCCGCTGGTGGCCCAGGCCGCTTGGTCGATTGCGACAAGTGCGAGAAGTGCGGGCACAGCGTGGCTACAGAAAGGGTCGCAAATGCTCGCTAACGACGCATCCCGCTGCGCAGGGCACAGCCCGGAATATCGCCTGATATGCGACGAGCGCCACGGCTGCCAGCGCTATACCGATCTGGAGCGATTCGGCGAGGGGCCGGTTTTGGTTCCAGTCTCTTCTCTGATGCGAATCGTTAGTTACGGACCCGTGTCGGCGCATTCGATGAAGCAGTGCCCGTTCTATATCGAGGCCGAATGAGCATCGCAATCATGACCGAGGTGTGGAAGCTGCAGGGCCTGTCCGGAACTGAAAAGCTTGTCCTGCTCGCATTGGCCGATAACGCCAATGACGGCGGCGAGTGCTTCCCGTCTGTCTCGATGCTGGCCAGCAAGACCTGTGTCTGTGAGCGCGCAGTGCGTAATGCAATCCGCGATCTGGAAGCGATGGGCTACGTATCCAGCGAGAGCCGGGCGGGTACTTCGACCCTGTATCGCATCCACACAACCCCGGCATTAAATGCCGCCCCTGCACGTCGTGCCCCCCGGCACCAAATGCCGCCCACCCCGGCACCAAATGCCGCCCCACCCCGGCACGTGGTGCCCCCCACCCCGGCACGTGGTGCCCCCATAACCATCAATGAACCATCAAGTGAACCATCAATTAACCAAAAAGCGCGCAAGCGCGCTGTGGTCGATTGGGTCGCCGAGCTTGCAAGCCGGGGGGTTGATCCGGTGGTCGCCGATTCCTGGCTGCAAGTCCGAAAGGACAAGCGCGCAGCGGTGACGGTGGTTGCGGTCGATGGGCTAGAGCGCGAGGCAGAGAAGGCCGGCCTATCGCTGGATGCTGCCTTGCGGATGTGCTGCGAACGGGGCTGGGCCAGCTTCAGGGCGTCGTGGCTGAACGAGCAGCCGCGCGGTTCGCCGGCTCTGACCGGACGTGACGCATCCCGCGCAGCAGCCTGCGCATCGTTCCTCGGACCAACGCAAGGACAGGACAATGGCCGAATCATCGACATCACGCCCGCCGCTCCCGCCGCACTGGGTGGCATTGATTTTCCGTGAGCTACAGGGCGCCTACGGGTCGCGGTTTCTCGACATGTGGAAGTCGGGGCACACGGAAAACGGAATGGACACCGGCATGGCGAACGCGCACGCCAAGTGGGCGCGAGAACTGTCCGGGTTTGCAGACCAGCCGGAGCGACTGCGCAAGGCGTTGCAGCACCTCCCGCCGCATCCGCCGACGCTGCCCGAGTTCAAGGACTTGGCCCGCCAGCAGTCGGTGACGCTGCAAAGCGCTTTGCCGGCTCCGACTCCCGATGCAGAGCGCCGGGCAGCGAACCTGGAGCGGGCTGCGTCCGTGTCGATCAAGGAAGCGCCGGGAAAGGCATGGGCCTACAGGCTGCGGGATCGGTATCTGCGGGGGGAAAGGCTGCTGAAGTGCCAGATAGACCTCGCATCGGCGGCGATTGGCGAGGTTTGGAAGGGCGGGAAGTGCGGGGTTTCGGAATGAGTGAGCCTGAAAAAGTAGTGATCGGAAACGCGACGCTGTGGCACGGGGACTGCCGCGAGGTGCTCCCGCTGCTGGACAAGTTCGATCTCGTTCTGACGGACCCGCCTTTTGGCGTGGGCAACTTTGTGCAGACCTCGGGCAATGTCCGAGGGCGCGGATCATTGCGTGGCTGCAATGTCGAATGGAACGATGCGGCTCCGCCAAAAGAGGTTTTCGATCTGATCCGGCAGAAATCCGTGCACCGTGTCATATGGGGTGCCAACTTCTTCAACTGCTTTGAACCGGATGGTGGGGCAATTGTCTGGCTGAAGCGACAGCCTATGCCGAATTTCAGCAAGGCAGACATTGCGGCATGCACGCACTTCAAAAAGACCGAAGTGATCGAAATACCATGGACCAACTTTGTCGCGGCTGCGGAGGCGGAAACCGAGCATCCATGCGAGAGGCCGGTGCGGCTTTACGACTGGTGCATTCAATACATGCCGCGTGGCGTCAGCATTTGCGATCCATTCATGGGTAGCGCTTCGGTTGGTGTCGCGGCAATTCGCGCGGGGCGCAAGTTCACCGGCATCGAGCGCGAGCGAAAGTATTTCGACATCGCCTGCGAGCGCATATCACGCGCTCAAGCCCAAGGCGCGCTATTCCCCCCGGAAGAAAAACTGCCCGTTCAGGAGGCATTGCTATGAACGGCCAGTGCAGCGGACGCAATTGCGAGGTAGCCGGAACGTGCGCGCGATTCAACCCGAAGATTCACGCCGAGCCCATTTGTGGGTTTGCGGGGAATGAAAACGGGCCGGCGTCGCACTGGGTGCAGCGTGTTGGTGTGGTGGTGATTCGTAGGGCTGCGTGACCAGTTATCCGCACTGGTGAAATGCGGAATTGATAGGGGAATGGGATGAAACATGAAAAAGGTTCTGCAGAAACTGCGCTGCTCGTTTGGCTCGGTCTGGTGGTGTGGGCTGTTGCCGCTTGGATTACCCATGTTGTTGTTTGCCTCAAAACGGCTTCGTGGGGTTTTCTCATCGCTGGCGCAATCATGTTTCCGGTCGCGGTGATTCATGGAACAGGCGCGTGGTTCGGCGTGTGGTAAGTGCCTCTGCCCACAATGCACAGACAATCCCGCCCCGACATATACCGTCGAATACATGCGGCAATGCGAAGCGCGGATGGTCTGTGCAATGCGAACGAAAGAGCAGCGGGCAGAGTACATCGGGCGGATTGAAGCAAAGAACAAAGAGCGTGCAGCGAAACTCAAGGAAGCGGTAAGGAAAGAATGGAATGAACGACTGGGAAATCGGAATGCTATCCCTTCTCGGTGCGAGGAAAAAGAAGGTAAAGCGAAAGCTGTATTCGGTAAAATCTCTTTCTGAGATTGAGCGCGCAATCGAAGAGCTTGGCGAAGCAACATCAGAAAAGATTGCAGAGCACATGGGCGTAGACATCAAATACGTGAAAAACAGAATGGCGCAACTCGGCAAGCATCAGCCCAAGCTGAAGTTTAAGAAGTCGTGGAACGAACGCGTGTATCGGATCGAATGATCCGCCTAACCTCTCCAGCCGCTCGCCAAGCTGCAATGCGCCAGATATCGCAGGCGCCTGAAGGCTACGTGTGCATCGTCAAAGAAGCGACACGAAGCCTGGAACAGAACGCGCGATTGTGGGCAATGCTGACAGATGTGAGCAATCAGGTTGATTGGTACGGCCAGACGCTGACGCCCGAGGAATGGAAAGACGTGCTTACGGCGGCGATGAAGAAACAGAAGGTCGTTCCGGGGATTGATGGCGGGTTTGTTGTGATTGGCGCGAGAACTTCAAAGATGGGAGTTCGGGAAATGGGGGAACTGATGGAGTTGATCGAGGCATTTGGCGCGCAACAGGGCGTGCGATTCAGCGCAAGGGAGGCGGCATGATCACATTCCGCCCCAGCAAATCACCGCTTTACTGCGCACACTGCGGACAAGCGCGAATCATGCACATGCCCGATGATTTGGCGTGTGTTAAGCAGGCTGCACAAGTCGAGATATGGCCGATCGTCAT